CGGTGGAATGAAAGAACATGACCGGCGTATCCAGAACCTTGAAAGCGAAATCCAGCACATGCCGTCAAAAGACAGCCAGCACAAACTGGAGCTGTCAATCGCACAGATGAGCGGTGAGATGAAAACCATGTCCGCGAACATGGACAGCATGACGAGAACCACCCGTCGCATGGAAGAGTACCTACTGGGGCCAAAAGACAAATGAACAGCTACCGTGAACATGCCAACCAAGACGCCCGCCTGGTGATGCTGAGGGAATTGTCCAAAGAGACAGACTACCGCCTCAATGACACGATCCTCGCGGGTGTCCTGGATGCCTTTGGGCACAGGCAATCACGCGGCTGGTTGCGTGGACAATTGCTCGAGCTTGAAGCGCTTGGCGCTGTCAAGCTTACCGAAGCCGGTAGTGTCATGATCGCGCAAATCACCCGCCGTGGCATGGAGCATGTCGAAAACCGGGTAGTGATCGACGGCATTGCCCGTCCATCGCCGGAGGCCTGATATGGCGCGCAAGGGCCGTGGCCGGCTTTCATCGATCGACCTGTTGCCGGAAGATGCCGAAGGCGATGTCATCTGGGCGGCTGCAAAAAGACATTCTGAAAGAATTCAATGGGCGGCTGGCTGATCGTGGCATCGGTTCCGTGTCAGCATCGGCATTCAATCGTTATGCGGTTCGCAAGGCCAAGGCATTTGCAAGGTTGGATGAAGTCCGGCAGATTTCATCGGCGCTGACAAATGCGTTGGGGCCCGACAGCGCGGATGATCTCACCATCACGGTTGCGGAAACCATCAAGACACTTGTTTTTGAAATTCTCGAAAGCGACGGCGAAATATCCACGAAGGGTGCAATGGAGCTTTCAAGGGCGCTTAAACATGCCGTTGAAGCGCAGACAATATCGTCCGACAGGCGCAAGAAGGTTGAGGCGGACTTTGCCAGGAAAGCCACGAATGCAATTGAACGAGCAGGCAAGTCCAAAGGTCTGACGGCCAAGACGCGCGATGCCATCAAGCGCGAGATCCTCGGCATACAGACGGATGCCAGCTAATGTCCATGATGGAAAAACCCGGTCGGCTCATCACCGAGGCCGAGTGGATTGATTTCCGCCAGTCCGCCATTGACGAGCGCCTGCTGGGAAGCTTGGCAGATGCTGCAGACAGCATTGTTGATGTCCTGCTTGGCTATCAAAAGAGGTTGTTGCAGTCCACCGCGCAATACAGCGTTACAATCTGCGAGAAATCCAGACGAACCGGAGCAACATGGGCACTTGGTGCCGATGCTGTTTTGCACGCATCAAGCGCCCGCGGCCAGGGCGGCATGGATGTAATGTACCTTGGCTACAATCTGGATATGACGCGGGAATTTATCGATGTATGCGCCATGTGGGCACGTGCATTTGATGACGCTGCCACCGAAGTGGCAGAATTCATCTGGGCAGATACCGACAAGAATGGCGAGCCCGTCGGCATCCAGGCTTTCCGCATCCAGTTTGCATCTGGCTTTGAGATCGTCGCGCTGACATCCAAGCCCCGCTCGTTGCGCGGGCGGCAGGGTTTTTTGATCCTGGATGAAGCTGCGTTCCATGATCAGCTGGAAGAGGTCATGAAGGCCGCCCTGGCATTCCTGATCTGGGGTGGCAAAATTTGTGTCATCTCCACGCACGACGGTGAAGACAACCCGTTCAATCAGCTCGTTCAGGACGTGCTGGCAGGACGCAAACCCTATGGCCATGTTCGCTTCGATTTTGATGAGGCCCTGGTTGACGGGCTTTATGAACGGGTATGCCTTGTCTCCGGCCAGAAATGGTCAGCAGAAAGCGAGGCCAGGTGGCGAAGCGATATTGTCGCAAACTATGGCGATGGCGCGGATGAAGAATTGTTCTGCATTCCGTCAAAAGGGACCGGCGTGTTTTTGCCCGGCTCACTGATCCGCCAAGCTATGCGCGATGATATCCCTGTACTGACCTGGGAACCGCCCACATCTTTTGTTCATCAGCCCGACCAGATCAGGCAGGCGGATGCAAAGGACTGGTGCGAGGAACACCTGGCGCCATTGCTTGCTAAACTGGACACCCGTTTGCGCCATGCGCTTGGGGCGGACTTTGGCCGCGTTCATGATCTTACCGTCTATTGGCCAGTCACAGTTACACGCCTCATGCGCAAAGAAACTCCATTCGTTGTCGAGTTGCGGGCGGTACCCTTCAAGGAACAGGAATTCATAGGCAAATACATTGCCGACCGGCTACCGCGATTGAGCGGCATTGCGCCAGATGGCACCGGTCTTGGTGCGGCGACCGCCGAAGCGCTCATGCAGAAATATGGGGAAACAACGTGCCAGGTCGTCATGCTTTCTCAGTCCTGGTACCGGGAGAACATGCCGAAGCTGAAGGCGGTTTTCGAAGATGCGGAATTCACCATCCCCCAGGACGATAATATTTATGGCGATTTCCGGTTGCTGAGAACAACAAACGGCGTTGCCCAAATCCCCAATGACAAACGCACGGTTGACCGCGCGCAAAGACAAGAAACGCCATGGCGACGGGGCGATTGCGGCAGCGCTCGCAATCTTCGCATCTGAGCTTGAGGGCCACGAATACGGCTATCAGACCATAGCTGATTTGGGCGATGACGAGTTGGCAGAACATGCACCGATTGGTGACAATTCGGCCTTTGGGCGCAACGGGCTTTGGTAGTGGGGAATTGAGATATGGAAGAAACCGGCCTTGTTGACCAGTTTGGTCGCCCGATCGAAGCAAAAACGATCCGGAAAAAGCAGCTTGTCCAGGAGGAGAGTGCGCCGGCATTAACCGGTGTTCGTTCCGCCTGGTCTGAACCGGTCGCCAGCGGACTGACACCAAACAAGCTTGCGCGGGTTCTCAAAGACAGCTCCGAAGCGGGGGCGGATCTTTCAGAGTTTTTGACCCTTGCCGAAGAAATGGAGGAACGCGATCCGCAATATCGAATGGCTCTGACGCAGCGCAAGCTGCCAATCAGAAATATTGGTGCTGTGATTGAGCCGGCCAGCGAGGAAGAGGCGGACAAAGAGCTTGCCGAGGAAATTCGCAAGCTTGTGGACACGACACAATTCCGCAACACCGTCATGCATTTGGCCGACGCCATCGCAAAAGGTTTTGCTGTTGCTGAAATCGTTTGGGATTTGACTGGCAGCGAGTGGAGACCGGCCTCCATTCAGGACCGCGATCCGCGTCACTTCCAGTTTGACCGGTTAACAGGTCGGGAATTGCGATTGCGCGAAGATGGCAATCCGGATGGTGTGGAATTGTCGGCCGCGAAATATCTGGTTCACATACCAACGCTCAAAAGCGGGTTGCCCATACGCCAGGGGCTGGCCCGCGTCGGCATGTGGATTTTCATGCTCAAGTCATTCACGCTGAAGGATTGGATGGCTTTTCTTGAAGTCTATGGCATGCCGTTTCGTGTCGGCAAATATGGCGGTGGAGCTACCGATGATGACAAGCGCGCCTTACTGCGCGCCGTGGCCAATGTGGCGGCCGATGGTGCCGCGATCATTCCTGAAAGCATGATGATTGATTTCGTTGAAACCAAAGCGGCCGCTGCTGGTGAAAATGCTTTCAAAGGCATGTCTTCCTATCTGGATGAACAGTTTTCAAAACTGGTCGTAGGGCAAACCATGACGTCGGATGACGGCTCCAGCCAGTCTCAGGCCGAAGTCCACAACGACATCCGTCTTCTGATCCTGCGCGCCGATGGCGATGACCTGGCAGCAACCATCCAACGCGACCTGATCAATCCATATGTGGCGTTCAATCACGGCCTTCCGAAAAACGGCTTTCCGCAACTGACATACCCGGTCGCTGATCCGGAAGATCTTAAAGCCTTGATGGAAGCGACAAAGACCTTTGTGGACATGGGCGGCACTGTTCCGGCCGCGCCGGTTCGTGAAAAGCTTGGCTGGCGCGATCCAAATGGTGACGAGGAAATATTGGGCGGTCAACCGGCCAATCCAGATGATGGCTCCAAACCGAAAACTGCTGAAGAGGCTTTGCGCAGATTGTTTAGTGGCAACCGCGAAACACTCAACATTGGCAGTGATGATATTACCCAGGGCTTTGCAGAATTGATGGCCGAAGAATGGGAGCAGCAGCTATCGCCGCTTATGGACAACGTCAGAGCGGCGGCTTCAGGCGCAACTGATTTTCAATCCTTCCTGGCAGCGCTGGATGCCGCTACCAGCGACAGTGCGCCGATGACAGAACGGCTGGCCGCCGCGATGTTTGTTTCGCGGATCATGGCAACCGATGGCTGATCGCAAGAAAAGCCCGCCACCTGAAGCAATGTCCTATCTTGAGGCCAAAGGTTTCAAGTCCGGCTTTCACTGGCAGGATGTTTGGGGCGATGAACACGCCATGGCATTCACAGTCGCCAAGGCCACGCAAATCGACGCGCTATCTACGTTGCGTAATGAGGTCGAACGGGCTGTTCGTGACGGCGTGCCGTTTGAGCAATGGCGCAAGGATCTGGAGCCAACGCTGACGAAACTTGGATGGTGGGGTAAACAGGTCCGAATGGATCCGCTTACCGGGGAGAAAGTCATTGTCCAGCTTGGCAGCCCGCGTCGACTGAAGACGATCTATTGGGCCAACACGCGAACAGCCTATGCGGCTGGTCAATATGAACGTGCGCAACGTACAAAGCGCGCCTTGCCCTATTTTGTCTATGAACTGGGACCATCGGAAAACCATCGCCCGCACCACGAAGCCTGGGCGAATGCGCCAACCATTTTGCCGGTGGATGATCCATTCTGGGACAGCCACTATCCACCCAATGGCTGGTTGTGCAAATGTCGCTTGCGCCAGATCACCCGGTTTGAAGCAAGCGCGTTGAAAGGACCAACGAAGGCACCGTCGATTGATCGTCAGGAGTTCATCAACAAACGCACTGGCGAGGCGACACAGGTGCCGGTCGGTATCGATCCCGGTTGGCACACAAGCCCCGGCAAACTGCGGGCGCAAAATATCAACAAATTGATGACCGAG